CATCTTAAATGCATATAAAATTAAACATGAATTTGAACCTACTGTTTTTTCTTTTCCAATTAAAAAAGGAGTTAAAGGTTATACGCCCGACTTTTATTTATGTGCAACTGATGAATGGGTTGAGATGAAAGGGTACTTAGACCCAAAAAGTAAAACAAAAATAAAAAGATTTAAAAGATATTACCCAAAAGAATTTGAAAAGTTCACGTGCATCATCAGCAAGTACGCTAAGGACGCTGTTGAATTCTTAAACGAATTAGGTGTACCTAATATAGTTTACTACGAAGACATAAGATCAGAATACTCAGAAAATATAATTTACTGGGAAGGAAAATAATGGCCGCTTATAAAGAACAATATTATAATCTAGAAGAAAATGAAATGCAAGAGCTAATAGCTCAAGCTAAGTCCGGAAGCCACGCTGCAAAGCAGGAGTTGTTAAAAGTTTTTAATAATTTCTTAAGCAAGTACGTAGCATTGCTATACCACGGCAGATATAATCTAGCGGACTATGACATAAGAAGGTTCATTGGTTTGTTTGTTAAAAATCCTTACACTCGTATGGCATTAATGAAAAATAAATTAGTAAAAAAAGATCATAAAGACGTATCAGAAATAATGGGCCGGCATAGTTTACATGGCTAAAAGATATGGAGACGAAGAAGACATACGCCAAACGATAGACACGACATTCTTTCAATGCATTGCCAGGTACGAAAAGAAAGAGTCAGCTAAGGGGCCAATACCTTTTAGCCGGATTCTTGTATAGCTACTTTTTTTACTTGCTAAAGAAAAACGTTGATACATTTTTGATAGACCAGCTAGGAAGAAAAACGTTTCCACTAATAGACGATGACGCAGACACTGACCCGGAAAGTGAAAATTTTCAAACAGGATTTAAGGCAGAGCCTAGAGAGTATTCTTTAGAATCAATTTTGTCCGCAGAGGATATAGATGAAGCTTGGGTGGTCGGAGAAAATAATTTTCCTCCTTTCGATAAGTTGACAATACAGGAGAGGCAGCTGATAAAATGGAGGTATGTAGATGGCAAAAGGTCCAGTGATATATCTTTAAAAATCAATGAACATCCTAATACTGTTAGGGAACATCTAAAGGAAATAAGAGAAAAAATAGTTTCAATAATTAAAACTGATGAAGAATTGCAACCACTATTAAAACAATTTGGTTTAATCAAAAAGGATAAAAATGAATAATCAGAGTTTAGAAAAACTCCAACAACTACTTTCAGATTTTCTTGGACCACAAATCCAGGAGGTAATTAATTCTTATGTTGATGTAACAAAAAATAATAAATACTTTATAGAGATACCGGACGAAGATACTGTTGACTTGGGCATCGAAAACATGGCTTCACTTGTAGCCAAGACATCTAACGTGTACGGTAGAGCAGCAAGATTTGCTGGCATGGCCCGAGCCAACTATAAAATAATGGAAGGTAAATATAAAAAGAAATATAAGTCTTCTAGAGTTGGCAAGAATGAGGCGGAGAGAGAAGCAGCAGCCATGGAGGCAGCAGAGGACGAATACTCAGCCCTGATCACATGCGAAGCCGTCATGAGCCTAGCTGAGTCAATGGAGAGTGCTGCTCGAATATCTTCAGAGTCAGCTAGAAAGTTAATGGACAAAGTGCAGTCTATGCAGATCGCTGCATCCAGAGAAAGTAAAGGTCATTATCTTGAAAGTGATTTTACTACCTACTAAAGGAGGCAAATATGTTTATAGGCCATTACAGAGCTGTCGATAAAGCTAAAGAATTTTATTCTAATAAAAGAAAAAAATTAGATTTTCCTACTCAAGTTGAATATAAGAAAGAAAGATACCTATTAGTATCTACTCATACTATTTCTGGGGGTAGCCAGGAAAACAATATTAAAAATAGAGCCATTGAATTGGGCATCCCCTATGATATCGAAGTAGATTAATGAACTTTGAAGTTTTTTGCGATGGGGCCTCAAGGGGGCAAGGGCAAAAGAAAACTGGTGAAGCCGCCTGCTCGGTAGTTGTATACAAGAACAGAAAAAAAATAGCACAATTTTCTAGGGGTCTTGGCCCAAGAACAAATAACGAAGCTGAATACGAAGCTGTTATAGCTGGCTTACTAATATCCGCTATGGCTGATTTATCTGACCCTATTATTTATACTGATTCAGCTGTGGTCGCAAACCAAATAAATGGCAAGTGGGAATGCAAGAACAGGCTGTTGCTACCCTTGTTGATGACCATCGAGGAAATAAAATCAGAGTATAATTTCAGAGTGATTCAAGTCCCAAGATCTTTTGTCTGGGAACCCGATGCGTTGGCCAATGCTTTTCTGGACGAATTAGAAATCAGAAATCAAAAAATGCAATAATTTTCTGCTATACTTGTTGAATGAAAAAATTTGTTAACAACCAACCAATAATACTTGGCCTATCCGGTAAAGCTGGAAGTGGAAAAACTTCTGTAGCGGAATCAATAATACCAAAAGGTTCAATGGAAACTGTAAAGTTTGGAATAAATTGGGATCATATTTTTTATGCTCTTCCACTTTATGAGATGGCATCAATAAAGAAAAACATAATAGGCTTTAATGAAGAATCAAGAAAACTTTTTTCTCTTCACGAAGTTTTATATGAGGTCTATGGAGGATCCTCTATAGGCAACATGCCTCACTACGATACCCTTATCGAAAAAGTAAAGCAGATCTACAATACCCCAGTGGAAGAAGAGGGCATCAAGCCTAGAACGTTCCTGCAAAAAGCCGGTGATATTTGTAGGGAGTACGACGAAAACTGTTTTGCAAACTGGGCGATTATAAAAGCAAATAAAATATATAGAAATTATTTAAAGAATCATGATGAGGACAGTGTTAATCCCCTGTGCATTATAGTGTCTGATGTGCGTTATTTAAACGAAGCCAAGAACATTCTTAAGCAGCCAAATGGATTTGTCATAAGTTTTGATGCAGATAAAGAAATTCTTGATCAACGCATTTTGAAGCGAGATGGTGCTATAATGAGTGGCGAACAGTCTGGACATAGTTCAGAGATGGAAGCAGAAGAAGTTAAGCAAGTAGCCTCTGCCGTTATAGATACAAACAATATGAATTTGGAACAACAAGTTGCGGCAACACTAGAGTGCCTCGGAATAGGAATCAAGAGCAATGCCTAAGATTAATAAAAGTGCCCAAGAATCATCTTCATTTGATTCTCCCATAGACAATGTAATGAATTCTGTTTCCGCAGACTTGGCTATCACGACATCGCCAGTCTTTATTTGTGGGGTAAACAGAAAAATAAACATTGGGAATTTTGAGAACATTGACGTCTACGCCGCGGTAACTATACCACTGCCAAACGCCTCGTTTGAGGATAAAGAAGGCCTTAGATTGGCTATAGAAGATGCAGCTGCGTACGGGTTTGCTGTTGTTTCTAAAGAAACTGGTGATAGATACTCTTTAATTAAAGAATCACAACAGGGAAATAAATAGACATTAATTGTAAATTATCATTATATAATATATAATATTACTATATTAACACAAGAGAAAAATAGAGGGTAAAATGTTTAAGAACATAGCGAATAAAATAAAGTCAGTCCTTTTCAAGGCACAAAATATCAAAGCAGATAGTGCCATGGCTAAAGCGCAAGCTAAGTTAATCGACCAATTTGCCGATCAAGCAGATGCTGTCGCTGACATTGCAGTGCAGGCCGCAGAAAACATCGTTAAGGACGCTAAGAAAGAAGCAGCTAAGGCAGTCAAAGATGCCTCTAAGGCAACAAAGAAGCCTTCAGCAAAAGCTCCTAGCAAAACAGCGGGTGCAAAAAAGGGTAGTTCAAAAAAGACAACTAAGTAATTATTTTTCGTTACTATGTCCTTAGCTAAGTTTAGAAAAGTATCTAAAGGTGGGGTGTCACTCAAAAAAAAATTGGGTGACCCACTAGATTCTGGAACTAAAAAAGATCCTGAAACGAAAGATAAAAAAAATGACCAAAAATAAATTTAGTTTAACAAGTATGTTTTGGCATTTGGTTTTTAGACTTTATGATATAGCAGAAGCTATGGACAGAAAGAAAGAAAATGGTAATAAAAAATAAAATTTATATAGCTGGTCCTAGAATGGGTCAAAATAATTCTATGTACGGCATTGAAATAGGTAAAGCCTCGAAAAAAGTTAAATCTTCAAAAGTTAGCAAGAGTAAAACAAGGAAGAAAAAATAATGGCTAAAACCGCTGCATGGCAACGCAAGGAAGGTAAGAACCCTGCTGGTGGTTTGAACGCTAAAGGCCGTGCTTCATACAAGGCCCAGACTGGTGGCACACTAAAGCCGCCAGTGTCATCCAAGCAGGCAAAAAAATCACCTAAGTCCGCTGCAAGGCGTAAGTCTTTTTGTGCGCGTATGGGCGGCATGCCGGGGGCGATGAAGAAGCCAAATGGCAAACCAACACGCAAAGCACTTGCTTTACGCAAGTGGGACTGCTAATATTTAACATAACACTAAACAAATAGGAGAAAACAATGGCAATGAAAAAGAAAGCACCAGCAGCAGCAAAAAAGGCTCCAGCAGCAAAAGCTGGCATGACCGCCGCTCAAAAGAAGCTTCCACCATTTATCCAGGCAGCTATA